TTTACGGATTAAATATAAAGTACTATATTTACGGATTAAATATAAAGTACTATATTTACGGATTAAATATAAAGTACTATATTTACGGATTAAATATAAAGTACTATATTTACGGATTAAATATAAAAAAAATATATTCATATTTAATAAAACATGTTGTATCTTTTTTTAATATTCATATGTATAGTTTTATATTTTCAATATAAATTTATAAATAAAACCGCCAATACCATAGAAATACTTCAATATAATAATCCAGAAAAAGACCGCTTTGAAGACATGTTATCCGATAAAAAACCCGCCGTTTTTACAAACATTTTAAATAATATTAATTTAACCAAACGTAACATACGCGAATATTTCCATTATTATTTACCACCCTTATGCCTGACATATAAGTATGATATAATTCCAGGAATTATTAATCACGAAACACCTATATTGAAACAATTCAATTATAGATATATATTATATCAATTAAAAGGTACTAAAAAAATAATATTATTTAGCCCCAAAGAAACCAAAAATTTATATCCCGATATATCAAAAAAACAAAGTAATGTTAATTTCTGGCAATTAGATTCAAACGTTTATCCAAATTTTAATAATGTTTCATATCTCGAAATTATATTGCGACCAAGACAAATGCTATATATTCCTACCGGATGGTGGTTCACAACGAAAAACGAAACCAAGAGTAACACATTGATATGTACTTCAGAAACAGTCTTTAGTCGTATATTGAAGAAAAATAAATAAGTATATAAAAGAATAGTTTGATTAATAACCATATACTATTATTATTCCACGATATGAAATTAATAGTAGCTATAGATAAAAATAATGGGATTGGAAAAGATAACAGTATACCGTGGTATATAAAAGAAGAACTAAAATATTTTAAACATATTACAACACACACAACACGCATTTTAGATAAAAATATTGTTATTATGGGTCGCAATACATGGGAATCTATTCCCGATAAATATAAACCATTAGCCGACCGCATCAATATTATAATTACAACAAATCAATCATATACCACCGGTAATTATGACCATACATATATACAACACAGTTTAGATAAAGCATTAACATTTATACAAGATCTCCATTACATTAATCTCGATAATATTTTTATCATTGGAGGAGAACGACTCTATAAAGAAGCCATCAATAGAACCGATTGTGAAAAACTATACGTAACTGAAGTTTATGGGAAATATGAATGTGATCGTTTTTTCCCATCCATAACCGATAATTACAAGTTAGCCACAGTATCAAAATTCAAATGCGAAAATGATATATATTATCGTAATATGATATATTATAATATTGACCATATTAAATATAAATTAAATCCGGATTCGGAATCTTGTTTATGGAAAAATAATGAAGAATATCAATATATAAATTGTCTATATAAAATATTTTCAGAAGGACGTATCAATATTGATAGAACCGGAATAGGAACACGCTCTATATTTGGTGAAACTTTTAAATATGATCTGTCAGATACATTTCCAGTCCTAACAACGAAGCGACAATTTCTTAGAGGTATATTCGAAGAATTCATGTTTTATTTATCAGGTAAAACCGATAATGGTATACTACAAGATAAACGTATACATATATGGGATTGTAATACCAGCAGACAATTCCTTGATGCGCGAGGATTGACCGATTATCCAGAAAATGATATGGGCGAAACATATGGCTTTAATTTCCGTCATTATGGAGCTACATATAAAACATGTAAGGAAAATTATACTGGACATGGATTCGACCAATTAAATTATGTTATCAATTTAATTAAAACAAATCCAACCAGCAGACGAATTATAATTGATATATGGAATGGTAGCACAATACATAAGGCTGCGTTACCGCCATGTCTATGTAAATATCAATTCTACGTCGATACAGCCAATAATAAATTAGATTTAATGCTTTATATTCGCAGTTCCGATTTCTTCTTGGCCAATAACTGGAATACATGCACGGGAGCATTTTTTGTTCATATGATATGTGCGCTAAAGGGTATTGATTTAACACCAGGCATATTAACCGTCATAACTGGCGATACACATATATATTCTTCTCATATAGAACAAGTTACGACGAATTTAATTCGTGTCCCGAAACCATTCCCTAAATTAGTAGTAAAATGTAAAAAGGATAATATAGAAGATTTTGTTTTTGATGACATGAATATCATTGGATATTACCCATCACCAAATATCGCAGCATCCATGGCCATATGATATATGGATATGTGATATATGGTCATATGTGATATCGGATATCGAATGAATATTATTTATATTAATAATTATATAGACCCATGGGATTAATTAAAGCAGCCATAGTTTTAGCCATTGGATTTTTCCTTATGTCGGCATTAGATACTCAACAAAAAAGAATTAAAGAATTACCATTCGTTGGGGAACAGCTATATGAAAAAGTAAACAAAAATAAAGATACAACATTTATAATACTAATAGCATTACTTCATCTATTTTTATAGTAATAGCCATTAATAGCCATTAATATTTATTCGCATGGACTCCCTGTGCTCTACCAGAAGGATCGTGTCCAACACCATTCCACGATTGTTTAGGAACCCATCGTTCCACAACACCCATACGATTTGGAAATAATGATTTGTAAATTTTCAAATAATAGGCTGCTTCCTTGGTCCTAACCTCTTCATTTCTCATTTTAGAAAATTCATCATCGCTCATATTTGTTTCACAATACGCTTTTAGACCATCAATCCAAGAATAACCCACACCATCTGAAAACTGTTCTTTCTGTCGCCATAGAATACTTTTAGGTAAATATGGATTTTCTGGTGTATCGAAGGCCTTTCGTAATATATATTTTTCTATTTTATTACATTTTTGTTCAGGATGAATTGGCATACATAATTCTAAAAATTCAGGGTCTAAAAATGGCACTCGCGCCTCCAACCCCCAAGCCATCGTAGATTTATTTGCGCGCAGACAATCAAATAAATGTAAATCATTTACACGCCTCTTACATTCAATATGAAATTCTTCGGCATTAGGAGCATTATGGAAATATAAATATCCACCCAATATTTCATCAGCGCCTTCACCTGATAACACCATTTTAATACCCATCGACTTTATTTTACGTGCCAATAAATACATGGGCGTGCTTGCTCTAATTGTAGTGACATCATATGTTTCCAAATGATATATTATATCTTTAATGGAATCGATACCTTCTTGAACTGTAAAAATAAATTCATGATGGATTGTTTCCAAAAAGTTAGCGGCATTTTTAGCAGCAATAAGGTCCGGGGCTCCTTCCAATCCAATGGAAAAGGAGTGAACTTTATCGCCAAACGCACTACAATTCTCTTTTAATAATCGCGTAGTTATAGAGGCAATTAAACTGGAATCCAGACCACCGGATAATAATACCCCAAAGGGCACTTCGGCCATAAGGCGCTTTTTTACAGACGCGGTTAACATATTATTAATCTCTTTACATAATATTGTTTCGTCTTTTATGGGTTGAAAGGAACTTATGGCCCATGTTGGATTGTAATATGCTGAAATATTATTACATATGGGCATATATACATCATTTAATCTAAAATTCATACTGATTCCGGGCGGAAATATTTTTATAGTAACACATGACACCATTGATTTATGTTCGGAAGCCACAATTAAATTTTTATTTTTATCATAGCCATAATAGAGTGGGTTGATTCCAATTGGATCACGAGCAACTATTAATGATTTCTTCTTTTTATCATATAAAACAAAACAATATACACCATCAAGATACTTACAAATACCGTCATTTCCATATTTTTTATAGAGATTCATAATAACCTCACAATCAGATTTCGTTCGTGGCTTACAGTTTAGAGATTCGTTGATCGCTTGATAATTGTATATTTCTCCATTTACCGATAATAATATATTTTTATCTTCGGAAACAAGAGGCTGACTACCATTTTCTACTCCAACAATAGATAATCGCTCGTGACACATAACACATACATCATCCATATAAATACCGCTCCAATCTGGGCCACGATGTCTTATTTTTTTAGAACAACCAACATAATAATCTCTCGTATAAGTATTTGTTGCACCGAATAAACAAAATATACCACACATAATATTATGATGTTAGTATATATTATAAATTAAAAATATATTCTATAAATACTTTTATGTCATTGACTGGGCTTCTAATAATTCAGCTTTAAATTTATTACTTGCGATATAAATATTTTCCAAGCGCTTTATCAATTCGCAAAAAAATGATGGGAAAAAATCATAATAATGTATATTACTACTCAATTGGGTCATTAACGATTCACGCCATTCATTAAAAGACACATCATCGGCCGCGGCCTGTAGCATCGCTAATTTATCCAATAAATAATTTATCATATTGAAAATATAAGACGGTTCTATCGCATCATGATCCGCCATCTGTTTTATATAATCAGTATCAACGATTTCCTCTATTTCTTTATGGAGGTCATGTCTTGAAGGCACAATAGCACATAATAATTGTTTAATATCAGTTAATATAGATAGAAAACGCGTATATGATTTGGCTTTAATCTCTTCAGTTAATATCGTCCAATATACGTCTTTTAATTGTTGGTTTAACTGACAATCTCCATTTGATAATTCATTGATTCTCGCTATTAAATTTAATTGCTGAAAAATGATGTCATTCGTAATAATGGGTTGTGTATCGTGTTTATTCTTAAATTCCTCATATTCATAGTATAGTTCATATAAATTTTTGAGTAAAAATAATTTGTCTATATTTTTCCATATTGGAAAATAGTCCAGGTATAGTTTGATATGTTCTTTTAGTTTCTGCCTATATAATTTATATTCTAATGTAGTGTGTGTAGCTTCCAATAAATCTAAATATTTTACTATATTTTTACTATAATTACACATAGTTGTTTCAACAATATTGTTTTCTTCTGGGGAATTCAATATTTCATTGGGGTTATGATGAATCATTAATGCCGCCATTATATTTCTTACATCCTTTTTTGCTATAGATTTTAAAAATAAACCATTCAACATGTGGCGGAAATTAATCATATTATCAGCGCATATCATCCACTTACTCATTTCGATAAATGATAACTCGCGCAATTTATTATAGTTCAATTTGGTTAGATACCGACCCGTTTTTTTTATCCTAAAATTAGTTTGTATGGTAATAACATGATTTAACATTACTATTAAATAATAATATATAATAATAAATAATAAATAATAAATAATAAATAATAAATAATAAATAATAAATAATAAATAATAAATAATAAATAATAAATAATAAATAATAACTAAATATTATATATTTCATCAAACATATTATGTTGATCCTCACTGTCAATTAATTCTAATTTAGAGAATATATCATTCAATACTTTCATTTTCATTTTTTTATCACGCGCATCCTTGGGTTTCATATCGGGACCTTTGTTTACTTCCAATATATATGGATTTAATTCATGGTCAACCAGAACATCAATACCAAATAATTGAAACCGTTCATTATCTTTAATGGATATAACACCACCCAAGGGTAACACTATAGCCCGACTAAATAGTTTAAACATGTTCGTTATTTTAGAATTTAATACATCGGCATTTTTAACCAATTTACATAGTTCTATAAGATTATATGGGTGAGTATCATAAATATTATTGGGAACCTCATAACTATTAGTTATATTACTTGCGAAATCCATGGAGTTCTCATTAACTTTTTTACTTGTATATAGTATTTTATTATATTGGTGTAGATATACATATGTATGACCCTTTTTACATACTATTAATACATAATATCGTAGGTTGAATTTCCGATTATTAACCAGATACGATTCTGTAAATTTCTGAACCACCTTATATTTTTCATATTTGGCATTAATTATTTTATAGTAATCCCTTGTTAACTCCAATCCCTTTTTACGTTGAATATTTTTTTTCAGTATATAAATTTTGGATTTATCATATTTTTTAGCAAACAGGTCCATATCATTAGTGTTATCTAACACGAACGATTCGGGCATTATTTTACTGGCC